CATGATAGGAACTCCTTAGGCGTTGATGTTGAGAAGGATGCCGATTGTGATGTGTAGCAGGATTGCGATGGCAATCGATAGTTCAACGAGTGCAGTCATGATAGGAACTCCTTAGGCGTTGATGTTGAGAATGATAGGAAGTTCGTAGTTTGTCAGCGTTTGTCTTTCTCTCTGCTAACTCGCTTGCTTTGTCAGGTTTCTTTATATACCCAAACGGGTGTGCCCAAGAGGTTCTTTCGACACATGGCGCAGTTCTGTGAGCCGTCTGTACCCTTGCGTGTTGCAGCAATCCTTAGGTCGCTCTCTTGCAGTGTCTACGTTGGCCCGTGTAGATTTTTATATCGGTTGCCGTTGGACGTAAAGAAACATACCTACAAAGACATGTCAGTGCGACACTTTGTTGCACCATCCAGAGTGCTGTAGTTATCCAGAAGTACAGCGTATGGTGCGACAATAGTGTGCATTGACATGGCGACTAGGTATGTTTTAGTCCAACTTAAAGGCAACTGATATAAAATCCACGGGCCTTGGGAAGCGTAAGAGAGCGACCTAAGGATTGCGTCACGCTAGCGTGGTGTACGGCTCATAGAACTGTGACATGAGTCGAAAGGTAGGGGATTCTTAAGGGGGCGACATAGAGCCCCCTTAAGGCCAGCGAGTAGCTGGCTCACTTTGTATCGACATTATAGATTAGATTAATGGAAACACCTGTGGTCAAATCGAGGGTAGAGACAGGAACGGCGATTAACCCAGAGGGTCTCGATTTGGAGCTAAATAAAACGACAATTAGAAGGTAATGGATTAGGGAATAAAGGAAGAATATCACGAGTCCAGTTGTAACCAGCAAGACCACAACCAATACGGGTTATAGCGAAGGTGTTAGAGGGGCTATTAGCTGCAAATGTGATGAAAGAGGTGATGTATTGATGAATTATTGATAGTGGTAATGTGCGAAGGTGTTCATCTTTAGTGGGAATTGCATATGAATGTCCTTGTAAACCGATAGCTTGACCATAGATAGCGCCATGGTGCTGTCTTGCGTGTAGTGCAGCACCCTTACCGTGGCGTCCAGCAAGGTTAGAACCAAAGACGAAGATATCCATGTAGTGCTCCATATAATAGATGATAACATAGACTAGCACAAGGATTCTTCCACGAGCGTAGCGAGTGGCAATAATACATAGAGATAACAAAGGGATAGCTGATTAGGGTAAGAGGCTAAGGGAATTATACCATTATGAACAGATATTCATGTGTATACCATGTGAAGCTAGAAGTATTCTATATGAATGCTTGTGGAGGGGTATGTGGGGGGTGGACCCCTTGGACTACTAATGGACTGCACCCTCAGATTTTCTCATAGAAATTATTCATTTTGATTGTCAAGGGGTCTACTTATAAAATATTTATTTATTTTTACCATTTTACCTCTTGACAAGCTTTCTGCCATCTACTATATGTATACCATAGGTATTACTTAAAGATACAAATACTTCATTTATTATATCTTTTATGTTTAATTTAAATAGATTCATTTAGAATACTTAAAGTATCCCTATAGCTATACTCTATACCCATATCTTTAAGGATAATTATGTCTAATCCATTTAGGTCTCCTGTTTCTAATGCTCGTTTAACACAGTCTTTGTTTTTAGAAATGTCGTATACCGACAAATCTTCAGTCCTTTATACTCTAAAGGATGTCGATCATGAAGGATATAAATCTCTGTATCGTTTATATCTTGAAATGGGAGATGTATCTGAACTTAACTTTGCTCGTACATATTTTGATGGTTGGGAGCATTGGACTCGCATCTGTGAGTTAGACTGGTTTAAGCCGTACGTTACACGCTGGCGTGAAGAACTAGAACTTCAGGTAAAAGCTCAAGCTTTAAAAAACATCCAGAATGTTGCTAAAGATGTAAAACACAGGTCGTCTTACGAAGCAAATAAGTTCTTACTTCAAGGTGGGTGGAAGAGTAAAGAGGAATCTAAAGCTGGTAGACCTAGCAAAGAAAAGATTCGAGAAGAAGCACATAAACTTCATCTGGACTCTAAAGCCACTTCAGCAGATTATGAACGTTTATTCATAAAGAATTAAGGATTAGTTATGCAGATCAATCGTAAAGGTAAAGGCAGTAATCCTCGTGGTCAACGAGGTGTTAGTAATTCTGTTTCTAATCCTGATAATTCTATTCTAAATCCTTCTAACTCTGTGTCTAATCCTTCTAACTCTTTACCTATTGACCAGATGGGCTCTATGAAACGTAAAATGGACCCTTCTATTTATACTGTAGGTGTTCCTAATAAGCTTCGTAAAACCCGAGGTAGGTAACTTTTGGCATCTCCTTTTGAAGAAATTAGAAAAGCTGCTGAAGACAATCTAGAGACGTTTATTAAACTAGTTCATCCTCAACGTATTCTCGGTGGAGTACATAAAGAACTACTAGCTTGGATGACTAGGCAAGAAGGTAAGTCACACAAGATGGTCCTTCTGCCTCGTGACCATATGAAATCAGCTTTAGCTGCTTATTGGGTTGCTTGGTGTATTACTAAAGATCCTACTGTTCGTGTTTTATATATCTCGTCGACTGCTAACCTAGCAGAAAAACAATTACACTTTATCAAATCTATTCTAACTTGTGATCAATACAGGCGCTACTGGCCTGAAATGATCCATCCTGATGAAGGTAAACGAGAGAAGTGGACTAATTCTGAAATTTCAATTGATCACCCTCTTCGTAAAAAAGAAGCTGTTCGTGATCCAACCATTTTCACAGGTGGTTTAACTACAAGTTTAACTGGACTGCACTGTGATATTGCAGTCCTTGATGACGTGGTGGTTCAAGAGAATGCATATACTGAAGAAGGTCGTGACAAAGTTAAAACTCAGTACAGCCTATTGGCTAGTATCGAAGGAGCAGATGCTCTTGAACTTGTGGTTGGCACACGCTACCACCCTAAAGACCTTTACAACGACCTCCTTACCGCCCGCGTGGAGGTGGTGGATGTGGATGGAGATACCGAAAGCGAGGAATTCCTTTATGAGGTCTTCGAACGCAAAGTAGAGTCAATTGGTGATGGCTCAGGTGAATACCTTTGGCCTCGTCAACAACGTTCAGATGGTAAGTGGTTTGGCTTTGACGCTAAGATTTTAGCAAAGAAACGAGCAGCTTACCTAGATAAAACACAGTTCAGAGCACAGTATTATAATGATCCTAACGACATTTCTTCTGCTGTCATCTCTCCTGATTTGTTTCAATACTATGAAAGAGCGAAGATTAGTCGTCAAGACGGTAAGTGGTATGTCAACCAACATCCGGTGAACGTCTACGCTGCTATCGACTTCGCTTACTCTAAACGCTTAAAATCTGACTATACAGCTATTGTAGTCATAGGTATTGATGCTAAAGGTAACATTTATATTCTAGAAATCGATAGATTTAAAACAAATCTAATCTCTGAATACTTCGATCATATTCTTCGTTTACATGTCAAATGGGATTTCCGTAAGCTTCGAGCTGAGGTAACTGCTGCTCAGGACATAATCGTTAAAGACTTAAAAGAAAATTATATTAAACGTCAAGGCTTATCTTTATCTATTGACGAATATCGTCCTACTAGAAACCTAGGTTCTAAAGAGGAACGTCTGGAAGCCACCCTCCAGCCAAGATACGCAAATCATGCTATGTGGCACTATCGTGGTGGTAACTGTGAAATTCTAGAAGAAGAACTTGTCCTTCAGAATCCTCCTCATGATGACGTTAAAGATGCTTTAGCTTCTGCTATTGACATCGCTATACCTCCTACTGGTGTTTCTGTTTCAAACTACAAAACTAAACTTTCGACTTTGTATCATCCTAGATTTGGTGGAATTGCTATTTAATGGGTAAAACTTTAGACATTGAGAATATTCTCGCTCCAGATAGCATTGCGCTAGAGATTGGAAATAAATTCCTTTCGTGGGACACTTTAAAGGCCCCTAGGAAGGCTGTGTGGAAAGAGATGCAGGAGTACATCTACTCTACCAGCACTGCCACTACAAGCAATGCTAGCCTGCCTTGGAAGAACAAAACAACTCTCCCTAAACTCTGCCAGATTCGTGATAACATCTACGCTAACTATATGGCTACGTTGTTTCCTAAGTCTGATTTTGTAGAGTGGTATGGCGCTGATGAGTCTGAACAGACTAAAGAAAAGACTGAAGCATTAGAAGCGTATACTAAGTATATTCTTTCAGAGCCTAGTAACCGTGAAGCTTTAGCTAAAGCAGTTTTAGACTATATCGACTATGGTATGCCGTTTATGACTGTCGAATGGCGAGATGATACTGTTGCTGGTGGTAATGGTTATAAAACAGGATATATTGGTCCTCAGTTTGTTCGTTTCTCTCCTTACGATATTGTTTTTGATCCTACTGCTCCTTCCTTCCAGCAGTCTCCTAAGATCGTACGGAGTGTTATCTCTATTGGTGAACTTGCTAAACTAATCGAATCTGAGTCTATTCAAGATCATCAAAAAGAAATGGAAGAAGCTTTTAAATACGCACTAGATCTTCGTGCTCGTGTTTCAACTTCAACTGGTGCATATACTGAAAGAAATGCTTTATACAGGATTGATGGTTTCTCTAATTACACACAGTATCTTTCTTCTAATCTTGTAGAACTTCTTTACTTCTATGGTGATATGTACGACGTTCAGAAGAAGAAACTGTATAAGAACGCTGTAATCATTGTTCTTGATCGTCATAAGCTTCTTTGTATTAAAGAGAGTCCCTCTGATCTAGCCTATTCTGATATTCAGACTGTTTCTTGGCGTCCTCGTCAAGATAACCTATGGGCTATGAGTCCATTAGAGAATCTAGTCGGTATGCAATATCGTATCGACCATCTTGAGAACTTAAAGGCTGACGTCTTCGATCTAATCGCTGCTCCACCTATTATGATTAAAGGTTTAATCGAAGATTTCGAATGGGGTCCTTTAGCACGTATCTATGTTGAAGAAGATGGTGATATTAAAATCTTAGCTCCTGAAGGGAATGTTCTTTCAGCTAATACTGAGATTGCGCAGTACGAAGGAAAAATGGAAGAGTTTGCTGGTAGTCCTAAAGAAGCTGCTGGTTTTAGAACTCCCGGAGAAAAGACTGCGTATGAAGTTCAAAGGCTAGAAAACGCAGCTAATCGTATCTTTTATTCTAAGACTCGTCATTTTGAAGAGTTCTTCTTAGAGCGATTAATCAATCAAGCTTTAGAGATGACCCGTAGAAAGCTTGATCAGCGCATTTCTGTTCGTGTCGAAGATCCTGAGAACAATGCTACAAACTTCTTAAAGCTGACTAAAGACGATCTTGCTGGCCTTGGTACTATGAAACCTGTGGCTGCTAGGAACTTTGCTGATAAAGCTGAGAAGGTTCAGAACGTTAATAATTTCTTTGCATCAGTCCTTGGACAAGATCCTGAGATTAAAGCGCACTTTTCTACTGTGGCTTTGGCTAGGATGTTTGAAGAACTTCTTGATCTTGAACACTACGGTGTGGTACAGCCTTATGTTCGTTTGTTCGAGCAGCAAGAAGCTCAGAAATACAACAACGTGGGACAAGAGAATATTGCTGCGCAAGCAGAGATTCCTGCTGGAATTACACCTGATGGCTGATCAATTCGCAGCAGTTTGGTTTCAAGACTGTAAAACACAGAAAGAAAAAGAAGACCGTAGACAGTTAATCGCTTCTAGTCGTTCGTTTATCAACGTCCTTGGGCGTATTCTACTATCCAGACTAGAGACTGTTGAAAGAAAAGGTTTTCGTGAAGAAGATTACGCGGATGCTGGTTGGGTTACCCTTCAGGCATTTCGCAACGGAAAGATCGCAGAATTAACTGAGATTTTAAATTTACTTGAAAAGGATGACCATGCCTAATGAATTATTCGGTGATGCTGACCAGCTCACTATCGATCCTACTGTCGACTATACTGACCAGTTAGTCGGAGAAGACAAGCCGTATAAGACTGTAAAAGATCTTGCACGGGCTGCTCTTGAGAAAGAACAGTTTATTAAGCGTTTAACCGCTGAAACTGCTCAGATGCGAGAGTCGTTAAAAGGTGAAGCTAAGCTTGACGAAGTGTTGACAATGTTACGTAGTCGTGCTGCTGCTCCTAGCGGAGAAAGTAATTTGAATAACCAAAACAATGAAACTACGCTGAATCTAGGAAATCAAAACAACCCCTCAACTCAGACGCTTTCGCCTGAAGATGTTGCAAAGCTTATCGAACAGCATGATGCTAAGCGAGTTGCTGAAAACAACTTAAAGCTTGTCGTTGACCGTTCGAAGCAGGTATTTGGTGCTAACTATTCTGCTGAATTACAGAGCCGTGCTAATAAGCTCGGTATGTCTGTTGCAGAGTTAGAAAGTCTTGCCAAAGCTCGTCCTGCT